AGTCGCGCACCTGCGGGTAGAGCGACTTGGCCAGCAGCATCGCCTGCGAGGAGGGTCCGAACTGCTCGGCAGTGCCAACGCGCAGGATCGCTTGGCGGCAGAGTTCGTCTTCGGTAAGGGTGGACGATGGGCGCGAGGAGGCGCGGGCCTCGACCGCATTTTTCAATGCGGGCTTGCCTGCGAGGAACTGGAGTTCCTTGAATAACTCCTCGGACTTCATTTATTGGCGAACGACCTGTGCGGGTTGGGATTCCATGAGTTGGGAGAGCTTCATGGCCAAGGTAACGGTGAGCATGTTCACGAAGACCGGCGGGAACTTGGCGGCATCGGTGACGATGGCGGTCGTCTCAATCTGGATCGTGGGCGTGACATCCGTGTGGAGGTAACCGCCGACGATTTCCCATTTGCCGAAGTTCTCGTCTTCATCGACTCCATTGACGCGAAGGACTTTGAGGGTCGTTGTCGGCAGGAGGTAGCGTTTGGCGTAGCCGAAGGTTGGGGCCGTGATGTCGGCGGCAATCGTGAGTTGTGTGCGAGCGAACTGCCAGTCGAAGTCGGCGAGGAGTTCGTTGCGCGTCTGGTCGAAAAGGGATGTCGCGATGGACATCGGCTCCCCGTAGGGCTTGAAAACATCGGCGCTTCCCACCCGGAGGATGGCTTGGCGGCAGATTTCCGAGACCGTGTTGGCCGAGGTGGTCGTGCGGGGTTTCGCAGACTTCTCGATCTGGTTTTTCACCGAAGGGCGCTGCATGGTCTCAGCGGCCACTTGCATCATGGCGGTGACGATGTTCCCATCGGCAGTGAGCGGGAGGGCGATCTTGGCTGCAAGGCGGCAGATGAGCGCCTCGATGAATGGAGCCGGGAACAAGTTCACATCGGTGACGAACGAGGTGTAGTCCACGATGATGGGCGCTCCGATGTCCGTGTGCAGGAATCCGCCGAGAATCTCCCATTGGCCGAAGTTCTCGGTGGTGTCGATGTTGTTGACGCGGATGATTTGAATGAAATCTGTGGGCAGCGTGTAGCGTTTTGTGTGGCCCGAAGTCGGGCTGGTCGCGTTGTTAACAAGGGCAACTTGTTTTTTGGCAAACGCCCAAGGCACATCGGAAAGCAGTTCCTCCAGCGTGTGGTCGTAGAAGGAATTGGCAAAGACCATCGGCTGGCTCTTGAGGGATTCCAAGGAGCCGAGGCGCATGATGGCTTGCTTGCAAATCTGCGTGCGGGTCGTGACGCTGTTGATTGCACTGGCATCGGCGACTGAGGCGATCTCGCGCTGGAGAGCGGGGCGCTGGATGATAAAGTCAAATTCCTTGGCTGCGGCCATCGCTTGGTCCCCGGCTCCGAGTGCCATGGCGAGTTTGTAGGCGAGGCGGGCGACAACCAGTTCGATGAAGATTGCCGGGTAGCTGGTGTCGAGGGCCGGGGCGGCGATGTAATCCACCGAGATCGGAGTCACCAAGCTGGTATGGATGAAGTTGCCGATGACCTCCCATGTGCCGAAGTTCTCTGAGGTGTCGATTCCGTTAATTCGCAGAACCTTGATGGTCCCTGTTGGGACGGGGTAGCGGAAATCGTATCCGGAAACGGGAACTGCGATGTCCTTTGCAATATTGCCAATCTGATGGCGGGCGAAGCGCCAATCGTATTCCGAGAGGATTTCGTTGATCGTCTGCGCGTAGAATTTGGCCGCGAAAACGAAGGGTTGCCCGTTTTGCTTAAAGGCATCGGCACTGCCGACTCGCATGACCGCTTGCCGGATGATCTCGCTTGCGGTGGTGGTGAGTGTGCCGGAGTAGTTGGCGACTGCCTCGACTGCCTCAAGGAGGGCAGGCTTGGACATCAGGAATTGGAGTTCTTTGAAGAGTTCTTCGGATTTCATTTGGATGGCTGGCTTGTTGGGAATTCCACGATGGAGGCGAGTTTGAGGGCGAGAGTGGCTGTGAGGATTTCGATGAAGATGGGCGGGAACTTGGTCACATCGGTGACCGTGGCGGTGTGATCGAGAATGATGGGGGTCGCGAAATTGGTGTGAAGGAAGCTGCCGACAACCTCCCACTGCGCGTTGTTTTCCGAGTCGTCGATGTTATTGACCCGGATGATCTGCTTGCAGGCTGCGGGGATCGCGTAGCGGAACGAGTAGCCGGTCGTCGGAGCGGCTGCGTCTTTCACGATGGAGAGTTGGGCGCGGGCGAACGACCATTGGAAGTCGGCAAGCAGGCTGTCGCGTGCCGACTCGTAGAGGGACTGGGCGATGACCATTGGCTCGCCATGCGGCTTGAACAGATCGGCACTGCCGATTCGCAGGATGGCCCTGCGGCAAATCTCCGAGACACTCACGGGAGTGGCGGATGTGCGGGCCGGGGCGTAGGCTTCGGTGGCGTTGCCGAATGCAGGCTTCTGGATGGTAGCCGAGTAGAGTTGGACGCACTGGGTGAACAAATCCTTGGAGCCGGTGAGAGGCATCGCGAGGACGGCGGCGAGCTTCATGGAGAGCGCTTCGATAAAGATGGCCGGGAACAGGGTGGTGTCTGTAACGAGCGCGATGTAGTCGAGCGAGACTAACCCAGAAATATTCGTGTGCAGATCGTTTCCAATAATTTCCCAAGTCCCAAAGTTTTCGCTAGCATCGATTCCTGCCACGCGAATCGCCCGAATAAAATTGGAAGGAAGTGAGTGTTTTGTCGAGTAACCGGTTAGAGGTTGTGTCCCGCTGAATAATCCAACCTGCTTGCGGCAGAACTGCCAATCGAACTCGGCTTGGAGTTCCTCGACCGTCTGCGCGTAGAACAAGTCGCAATACTGCGCCTGCGCGTTCGCGTCATTAAGATTGGCGATGCGCGAATCTCCGAGGCGGGCGAGGGCGAGGTTGCAGATGTCGAGTTCTGTCATTGAAGCGTAGTCAGATCACAAAAAATGGGGTGGCAGACATTGCCCGGTCTGCCAGCGGGGTGCGGGAACTTAGAGGACTTCGTCGCAGGCGATCTCGACGACTTTCTTCTCTTCCATACGCACGGCAGCAAGGCTGGCCACGGAACGGATTTGAAGGGAGTGCGAGAGGTCGGGACGCACATCCATCATGGTCTTGAGGCCACGCTCGGCGAGGATGATGCCGCTCTTCACATAGGCGTAGCACAGACGGATGTCTGTGGTGCTTGCTTGGAATGGCAACTGCTGGCTTCGGCGGAATTTGAAACCCATGAAGGTATTCAAAGTGCCGTCCACAAGGGCGCGGACCGTATTGTAGTCTGCGCTGGTCACTTGCGTGTCACGGAGCAGGTCTTGAAGCTGTTTGGCGGATACCACCAAGATGCGCTCTTCCTCTTCATCGACTTCGTTGCTGTCGAAGAGGAACTTCGCAGCGCGGAGCTTGCCAATGGTAAGGCCGAGGTTGGCTCCGGCAACTCCAGACTCCACAAAGTTTGGACCAATCTTCTGACCGGCTGACAATGGGGTTTCAATAGTGCCAGTGGGGCCGGTGTGAGCTATGCCGCCAAGGGCGTTAATGATGATCTTGTCGCAGGAGCGAGCGTAGGCTGCGGCGTGCGATTGGATGATCGGGCTTGTAGGAAGAACGACTTCGCCGAGAAGCTGCTCATCGAACTCGTCAACGAGTTTGGCGCAGTCGTATTGAAGTGGGCGAATCCAACGCTTGGCCATCGATTGGTTGCTGATCCGGGTGTCGCCAGAGCGATCCGTGATCTGCGTCATCGAGGTTGCGTCGAGTTGATTGTAGGATTTCTCCTTCCCTTCGATGGAATCGAGGGTGACATATTCTTTCAGCTTGCTGTTCTTTTGCTGAACGAGGTGTTTCCAGTTGCTATCGAACTGGGTCGTGAAGTGATCGGGGATGTTCGTCAGAACTCCATTGAGATTTGCCATTTTGGCTCCTTTGGTTTGAGTGAGTTGGTATCAGTCGAAACTGATGGTTTGATCTGCTCCCTTCGCTTCCGAGTGTCCCGTGTGGGGTCAGCGGCGGCGGGTATTAGGGAGCAGGCTCACAAAGGAGGTGTCTGCTCTGACGAAGGTGACATTACCGCCGATGCGGTATCAGTCAAAACTTTTTTCAAAAAAAATAGCAGGGCCGAGAGTCGAACTCGGAATTCCAGATTATGAATCTGGTGAGATACCATTTCTCCACCCTGCAAATCTTCAGCCCTGCTTGAGCAGGGAGGTGACGAGCGTGGCGGCTTCACGGTCGCCTTCCATGTATCGCTTGTGCCAAGTGTTGTCGGGGTTCGACATGATGTCCTTGGCGCGGGCTGCGCCGGTCATAAACTCCGTGCCGCCCATGGAGCGCCCGACCTTGTCCTCGCTCATCATTTGCGCCATGCGAACGAATCCGCGCACGACCTCCGGATCGCTGAACCCGTGCGAATTCGCATCCACGCCAGCAATCTTCGCGGCCTGCTTCGCGAGTCCGATGTTCTTTCCGAAATCATTCCCCCACTCCTTCTGGAGCGTCTGCACGGCCTCGGTGCGTTGCTTCTCAAAGGTGGCTTGGATCGCCTCCATCTTGAACATCTCCGTCTTAGCATGTTGGTTGACGAGTTCCTTCATTGCCGAGGGCGGAATGCCGTGCTTGTGGGCGATCTCGGCATAGGGCTTGGACATCTCGTCGCTCCATGTCATGCCCTCCGGGAGCGCGTCCGGAGCAAACTTGTATTCCTCCAGCGAATCCGGAACTCCCATGGCGCGGCGGAAGGCGGCGAGTTCTTCCGGAGAGGATTTCTCGTTCGGCACGCCGAGCTTTTTGCCGATGAGTTGATTGGCATTGGCGAGCGCCTTCGCCATGTCGGGAACGCTCTTGTATTTACTCAGCGTGTCCTTGTAGGCAGCGGAGTCCTCCGGGAGGTTGTTCGTCCATCCGTCGGCGAATGTGCCGTCGGCGTTGACATATCCAGTCGAGGGTTGCGTGGTGGCTGGCGTCTCCGAAGCGGCTGGCGCTGCGGCGTGGTCTGCGGTGTCGGCTCCTTGGTCGAGCAAACTCTGCTCGGAGGAGGTGTCGATGGTGTCTTCCATAAATTAGGTATCAGTCAAAACAGCACACTCACGGTTGCGGGTGGTAGCCGAGGTGCGTCCGGCGTCCTGCGTAGCGGATCGCGAATTCCTGCGGGTGGTGGTCGCGCATCCACTCGACATAGGCGGGTGTCTTGTCGCCGAGCATCTGCTCCATTTCCGGTGCAGGCGGGATGGTTTTCGGGGCGGGCTTGGGATCGGGTTTGGGCTTGCTCATTTTCTGACCTTTCGCTTGGGGGCTTCGATGTCGCCATCCGCAATGACCACCCTGCGAAGGATGGATTCGATGTGGAGGATCACGCCTCGCTGGCCATCGCGGAGAGCGGCGACTACGGGGTTGAAATCATAACCAGGCAGGAAGACCTGCGAGTCGGTGGCGAACTGCGCCTTCATGTCATCGATCACCGTCTGGCCATCCTTGTTGCCGAAGACACGGTGGTAGGCGTTGGTGATTTTCTGGCGCTCGCGTTCGCGCCGGAGGGCAGCGGCTTTGTCTTCTGGGGCCATCATGCTTGTCCCATCATGCCGGGGAGCATGCCAGCGAGAGCGGAGTCCTGCTTCACGCTGCCAGCCTTGCCGAGGGCGCTTGCAGCCTGCTCCATTTGCTGCGCCTGCATCTGCTGCTGGGCGGCTTGGGCGCGGGCTGCGCGGGTCTGGGCGACCATGTTCTCATCCATCAGCCAGCGGGCAGGCAGGCCATCGTTGCGGGCCATGTCGCGGGTGATCTCGTCAAAGTCGAAATTGTCGAGCATCTCCGGCTTGATCTGCACATAGGGAAGGAGCATCTCGGTCGTTCGGATGAAGGCGGCATTTTCGAGACTCTTAATCGCGAGGGCGATTCTGCTGTTGTAGGCAACATCCGGCTCTGGGATGACGCCGATCATCTGGAGCGCCTGCGGAGGTGGTGGGAACTTGCCAGCGCGGGCCAAGATCGCGAAGACCCGGCGAAGGAGAGGATTGAATAGCTCGGTCGTCC